TTGGCTATTTGAAAACAGCCGCGGTGTTGGCAGCATACATTGATCAGTCGATATCAACCAACACATTCTACAATCCTGCACATTTTGCAGATCGCAAAGTGCCCACTACGTTGATTGCCAAAAACTTAATGCAAGCACATCACTGGGGTATCAAGACATTCTATTACAGCCTGATCAACAAGCAAGGTGCCAAAGCGGCCAAGGAAGATGCGCCCTTAGAAGTGATCGACTTTGATGATGCAGAAGACTGCGAATCTTGTAAACTATAACCATGGACTTCTTAGATCGCGTTGATTTCAAAAATCACGATGGGGTATATCTCTCCATGCTAAATGACGTGTCACGGAATCAGTTCTACGACCAAATTTTGACCCAGGTGCATGATCATGATTGTGTGGAGATTGGATTTGGTACAGGCCTGCTGAGCATGCTGGCATTGAAGCATGGTGCTCGTAGCATCGTGGCCTACGAGTCAGATCCTGATCGTTATCGCCTGGGCTGTGAAGTAATCAGGGTACTAAAACTGCAAGATCGCATCACCTTGATCAACCAACGCTATGATCATGCCTGTGAACATGATCAAACGGTGGTGTTTACTGAAACTATGGATGACAACATCTGGGGCGAAGGGCTCTACAACAGTTTGCCTAGGCAATTAGGTAAGCAGTTTTTGCCAGGACAGTATTTCTTAGAAATATACGCTGTGCAGATATCCTCAGACATTGCCAGCAGTTTGATTCAAGCACATGAAGAAAATCATTTCTCTCCAGGAGTGGACATTGATTCTCGATTTGTGTCATACGTCAATTTGTTGCTGTCAAAAAAATACAACAAACCCATCAAGTCAAAAGTGGGCCTGCCTGAGGGTGTGACAGAACTAACACCCATGCCAATCTATATAGACTGGGCTACCAACAACACCTATGCTGGTCGATATGTGCTTGATGCCAACGCACCTTTTGTGGACCAACCTATTCGTCAATTGCAAGTTGACACAGCCAAACAGCCAGTGTTGATTGTGCCCAGAGCAGGCATGCAACACGGCAGCGATCGTCTTTACTTGGACACTGGACATTGGAAACTACCAGCAAATCCTGCTGTAATCAATACACCCAACAGCCGAGTAATAGTGGAACATGATCTCCGCACTGGAAAAATAACATATAAAATAAAGGAACTAAAATGAGCCAAGCACAATACAACCTAGCCACCAAAACAGACTACCTGCATCGCAAGATGTTCTTGGACCCTGCAGGTCCTGTAACTATTCAACGCTTTGAAGAAGTCAAGTACAACAAACTGGTCAAGTTCGAACAAGAAGCACGTGGCTTCTTTTGGATACCTGAAGAAGTTTCGCTCACCAAAGATGCCAACGACTTCAAAGAAGCCAGCGACACTGTGAAACACATCTTTACATCAAATCTGTTGCGTCAAACCGCCCTGGACAGTTTGCAAGGACGTGGACCAGCACAGGTGTTTACTCCTGTGGTGGGCATTCCTGAACTAGAAGCCTTGATGTACAACTGGAGTTTCTTCGAAACCAACATCCATAGTCGTTCATACAGTCACATCATTCGCAACATCTACAACGTGCCCAAGGATGTGTTCAACACCATTCATGATACCAAGGAGATCGTGGACATGGCATCCAGTGTGGGCAAATACTACGACGAACTACACAGAATAAATTGTCATAAAGAATTAAGCAGTGAAATGACAGGTATGGTGCTCGAACAAGAACACATCAAGGCCATTTGGCTGGCACTCAACGCCAGTTATGCACTAGAAGCATTCCGTTTCATGGTCAGCTTTGCTACAAGTTTAGCCATGGTAGAAAATCGTATCTTTATCGGCAATGGCAACATCATCAGCCTGATCCTTCAAGACGAAATCCTACACAAGGACTGGACTGCTTGGATGATCAATCAAGTGGTCAAAGAAGATCCTCGCTTTGCTGCTGCCAAGGCTGAATGCGAAGCCGAAGTTTACCAACTATACCTAGATGTGATCCGTGAGGAAAAGGCCTGGGCAGACTACCTGTTCCAGAAAGGTCCTGTGATCGGACTCAATGCCAACATTCTCAAAGACTTTGTGGACTACACAGCAGTGGGCGCACTCAAAGAAATTGGCGTCAAGTACCTGGAACCTGCACCACGTAGCACACCTATTCCTTGGTTCATGAAACACGTAGACACCAGCAAGAAACAATCGGCCTTACAGGAAACAGAGAGTACCAATTATGTTTTGGGAGTTATGTCAGAAGAGTTAGATTACGATGATTTACCAGATTTGTAAAAGGAAACAATATGTATAAGCAAAATCATGCAATACGAGAGTCAGAAGACTTTCAGAACATTCGCAACGTGATGCAAAAGTTCAAACGGATTGAAGAAAAGAATCGCTGCCTGAGAGTGCAATTTTTAGACTGGTTGTCAGTCAAAATGCATGCCTGGGCAGACGGTGTCAAAGCCATGTCGGATCGTATTGATTCGCCATGCATTATCAAAGTAGAGCCCAAAAGGAAAACAAAATGAAAGCAATAGTATGGTCCAAAGACCAATGCGCCTTCTGCGAACAAGCCAAAGGTTTGTTGGAAATGAAAGGCATTGACTACGAAGTACGCAATATCAGTCAAGACTGGACACGCGAACAACTGCTAGAGTCAGTACCCACTGCACGTTCCGTACCACAAATTTTCTTGGACGAAGAGTATGTGGGCGGATTTCAGGAACTGCGTCAAAGGTTGATGTAATGCCACACTTCACATCTGACTGGTTCAGCAACGCACTGGTCAACTTTGATTACATCACCAACTACTTACAAAAACAAAAAACAGTTGACAGCATATTGGAGATAGGCAGCCATGAAGGCCGTAGTACCTGCTGGATGTTGGAGAACATGCTGTCAGACACAGGCACCATTACCTGCATAGATCCATTTGCTGACCGTCCTGTGACTGCATTCAGTAGTGACTCAATCCCCGAAGATCGCAGCATTGAACAGGTCTTCCGTGCCAACACAGCAGAAATTAAAAAACCAGGACAAACAGTAGAAGTGATGGCTGACATGAGTTTCCCTGCACTGGCACAACTGATTGTGGACAAAAGACAATATGACTTCATTTACGTGGATGGCAGTCACAATGCAGATGATGCATTGGCAGATGCTGTGATGTGTTTTGGTTTGTTGCGTCCCGGAGGCGTGATGTTGTTTGATGACTACCTGTGGGAAGATGATCAGCATTACCTAGGTCGTTGCAAGCAAAGTATTGATGCCTTTGTGAACATGTTTTATCACAGGCTCAAGTTGGGGTTGGTAAATTATCAGTTGGCAATAGTTAAAAAGGAATTAGAATGAGCATTGAAACAGGAAAAACATACACCATGCGCATGGGCTATGGTGAAGAGATAGTGGCAAAAATCACAGCATTTGACAGCAGTACTTACACGCTGAGCAAGCCTGTAGCAGTGGTACCAGGACAGCAGGGTATACAACTGATGAACAGTTTGTTCACAGCAGATCCTGAGGCAGAAGTCACGGTAAATATATCCAGCGTGGCCATGATCGCTCCTGTGCGTGAAGACGTTGGGGACAGTTATTTGGAAGCCACAACAGGTATCAAACCTGTGCGCAGTAAAATCTTAATGGGATAACATGCCACCAGTACAACGACAAGGCGATCCAAATGGCGCAGGAGGCGTAAACACTTCTGGTGTGGCTTCTGTGCGAGTAAACGGTCGTCCCATTGTTGTGCCAGGCATTAGTGTGTCACCTCACCCTTGTTGTGGACAACCTGGCTGCGGCATTCATTGTTCTGCAGTGACCTCGGGCGGATCAGGATCAGTTCGTGCTGGCAGCAAACCAGTAATACGCAACGGAGATGCTGACACCTGCGGACACAGTCGTGTGGCTGGCAGCGGTGACGTAAGGGCAGGATAATGGCAGAATCAATAGTAACACCACTACAACTCACAGCAGGCGTGGGATTTTATTCAGGCAATGCCATCACAGCCAACACTCAACTGGCCAATACCATTGCTGCTTATTCAGCTGTGCTCACAGGTAATTTATTAACTGTCATAGCTGCCGCAGCCGGCAATGTGAGTCTGGGCATATCGGCAGGCACACTGGCCAATCTCAAAACGTTGGGTGCAAATGTGTCAGGCAACTATTGTCCTGCTCTGGGGGATAGTGTGCCCAGCAACGTGGCAATTACTGTGGGCAATGCAGGGTACACTGGTTCTATCACCAGCTCGGCCAACACGTATCTCGGCTCAGGCGACTTTGGTAAATTTGCACAGGCATTTGGTGCGGCGCAAGGATACATCAGCCTGACCAACCAAGTTATTTTGAGTGCTGTGAATGCCAACGGCAACAACTGGGTGGGGCAAACATTCACCAACATGAATGATTTGATCACTGCTGGCATTACCAGAGTGACCACCAATCTGGCAGCATTTGGTGCAGATCTAGCAGCCACCGGTGAGCTCCTTGATTTTTCCGCAGTGGAAAATTTTGGCACTCCAGCTGCTGTGTTGCAACAATTGGCTCGAGCCGGCAACATGACCAACGGCACATTGCCATGTGTGCAGACAAAACTGCGTGAAACAGGACTGTCAGATCAAAACATTGCTGACCTGGTCAACAACAAT